TGGCGTCAGAGTTGGCTCCATCGACGCTCAAAGGGTCGTCGATGATGACCCTGTCCCCTCGGGCGCCGGTGATCGACCCGGCGGCTGCGGCCTGCCTGAAGCCTGTCGCGGTGTTCTCGAACTTGGTCTTCTGGTTCTGGTCGCCGGTGAGCGTGACGCGGTCGCCCCAGCGTTTCTGATACCACTCAGACGTGATCAGGCGCCGCATGCGCAGGCCGTCGCGGATGGCGAGGTCGAGGCTGTGGCTGGCGCAGACGTAGCGCAGGTGGGGCATGTTGCGCGGCCCCCACTCCCACGCTGGCCAGAAGACGCCGACGAGGAGGGACTTCATTGTGCCCGGCGGCACGTTGATTAGGAGGCGGTTGTACAGCTCGCCGGTGTCCAGCTCGACGCCGTCCGTGATGGCCTCAAGGTGGGCGCAGATGAAATCTATATGCCAGCCGTGGACGTACTTTTGGCCGGGCTCAATAATGTGCCACGCCTGTTTGACGAACGCGGCGAGGCTTTCCTCGGCATCGACGAGGTCAAGCTCGTAGAGCGTCTGGTCGATGTCAATCTTCTGGTCGCCATATGTAATGTAGCGGGGCATCAGCAGTCCAGCCCTATGCGATCCACGAGGTAAGTGCCGAACAGGCCCATGACCTCGAACAGCATCATGACCTCTTCGTGGCTGGGATCAGTCGAATAGATCAAGTCGCCGTCAGGGGCCTCGTAGCAATAGCCCTCGTCGGCTGTGTCCAGCTCAGAGCGCCGCAGCCAGCCATAGGTCCAGTGGGGGCCGCAGGATTGGTAGGGCTTCATATCTTCCTCCCCATCGTGATGTTCGCCTGCGCGCGAATGTCCTGATTGCGCCACGACCAGCACTCGCCGGTATCCTGAAAGACCACCCACACAAGATCGTGCTCGGCGCTGTAATCAATGATGACGTGCGCGAGGCCCGGCCCCTTGGGCGTCATGACCGGCAGCGGCGGATTGAGCTGGAGCATCACCGCTCACCCGGATCGTGCTCAATTGTCTTCCCGGCGCTCATCAGCGCCATGCGCAGGGCGTCACGACTGTCAGCGTCAAGCTGACGAACGTCAACGGCGGAGTTCGTGACGATGGTGATCGACGGGCCTTCCTCGCGTTTTTCCGTGTAATCCTCGCGGAAACGAGCGGTAACCGACTTGGTCCAGACCTGCGCGTTGAACTTGTCCGCGATCATCCCGGACTTGCCAGCCTTCTCCCACCAAGCCTGCTCGTGCGTCTTCGCGCGCGTCATAGCTGTGAGAAATTCTCCATGCTCCTGCGTCCAATTGATCAATGTAGCCCGATCAACATCAAGCTCTGACGCGATCTCCGCAGGCGAGCAGCCCTTGCGTCCAAGCTCGATGACCTTCTCGCAATACTCTGGGCGGTACAGCGACGGGCGCCCGACTGGACGCTTTTCTTTGATCGCCTTCTTAACAGCCATGTTCAAGCCCCTCACATTCCCACCAAAGATAATCCCTCTCGGGTGAAAGGACAATGACCACCAGATTTGCGGGCGAAACGTCCCACTGAAATTATTTTGCGAAAAAGTTATCCACAGGGGCTAAACCCCCTTTACAGGCGAAATAACTTCGCGTAATCTCCTTACATGGTTGCTGATGACCACATGGAGATTGACATGACCAACGAAGCCCAGAAAGTCACCTTCCGCAACAACGGCAAGAACCATCGCGGTGTCCTGATCTCGGGTTCGCTCTTCGCCACTTGCCGCTGCACCGGATCGCAGAATGGCCGCCTGACCAATGGCGCCAAGATTGTCTGCGAGGGCCATGAGCAGGCAAACTGCGGAAAGTAATCAACCGGGGGGCTTCGGCCCCCACTACCCACCCCAAATGGAGATTGATATGCTCAAGCAAGTTTACACCAGTCAGACCGGCATCCTCGGCGTCATGCGCAGCGCGCCCTTCGTGAAAGGCTATAGCGAGGCCCGGGCGGGCAACCCGATCCGCTACGACGCCTACATCAACAACTCGAACTCGCAGTGGAACTACGAGCGCGGGCGCCTGTTCGGCCTGATCTTCAGCGGCCCCCTGAAGGTGGGCAAGTCAGTCAGCCGGGTGGCGGCCCTTCAGTTCTCGATGGCGGTCCATCAAAAGGTGATCCTGTAAAAAAAGTTATCCACAGGGCCAAACAGGACTAGACAAGCGAAATATCTTCGCCTAATCTGTTTCTACGGTCACAGACCGAATCACTTAACCAGATGGAGATCGACATGAACACCTTCACCCTCATCATCCGCAAGGGCCCCTACAACGAGCGCACCACCCCCACCGACTGGATTAGCGAGACCCCCATCCAGACCTTCGCCGAGGTAGTCAAGGACGTGATCGACGGTCAGGTTGACGCCGAGGACATCGCCAAGGTCATGACCATCGACTTGGCGGCGGGCACCGTGACCGACGTGACCGGCGACGTGGCCGATCTGGTCTGGCAGGACTATGACGCCAACAACCTCCACGCTCACAAGGAGATGAAGGCTTGGCTCGCAAGTTTCGGCCACGAGGTTGACCACCTCGACGGCGAGACCAAGGACATCCGCCACTTTTACGGGCGCTGACCCCGAGGAGGGGGGAAACACCCCCCTCGACTTCCCCCCAAATTATGGAGATCGACATGAACAATCTTTTAACCCCCACCATCCACCTGAACGGCAGCTCACCGCGCGATCTGCTTGAGCAGCACATGAAAATCCTTGACGGCTGCCGGTGCCTGCTGGCTGCCATGAGGGCCGCCACCCCGAATGGGCGAGACTATTACCCGCAGGGCGAGAAGGCCGCCATTGAGGCCCGTGACGCCTTCAACGAGCGGTATATGACGATCAGCCGGATTTACGACGACTTTGAGCAAGTTGCTCTTGAGATCAGGGAGTGATCGACATGACCACCAACTACAAAATCATCGTAAGCTTCAACGTCCACTCCCCCCACAAGAGCTGGGACTGGTGCGCCGTCACCGACGACTACGACGGCCAAGAGGACGACCCCATTGGCTACGGCTCCACGGCGCTGGAGGCCATCGAGATCCTGATGGATCAACTAAATGACCGGGAGGCGAAATAATTTCACAAACCCAGTTGACAGGCGAAACGCTTTCGCGGTATTGAATAACTACGGTCGAGATAGAGACCGGAACGAACCAGATGGAGATTGACATGACCGCTTCCAACATGACCCTCGCCGACCGCGCCGCCCTCGCCAAGGACGTGCTCGACGCCGCTCAGCGCCAGATGGACGCCATCAAGGCGGAGATCAAGGCCACCGCCCACGACGGCATCCTTGAGGGCGAGTTCGCCACCGTGACCATCACCTACACGACCCCCGAGCGGTTCGACGCCAAGGCGGCCAAGGCCTTCCTGACCGCCGAGCAGGTCGCCGCCTGCACCAAGCCCGGCTCGCTGGTTGAAACCATCCGCATCAAAAACAAACTGGCGGCGGCCGCCTAACCATCAACGGGGGCGCACAGCCCCCACCCACCCACCAAATGGAGATCGACATGCAAAAGCTCATTGACGCCTACCGCAAAGACCCCACCGACATGAACGCCCTCAAGCTGGCGCACCACGCCAAGAAGCACCCCATGAGCATCTGCCTGCTGACGGTGGCCGACGCCGCCCTGCTGGGCAAGGCCCGCGAGCAGCTCGCGCCCCACGTCGCCAAGCTCAACGCCATCGTGATCGGGGAGTTCATCTGATGCCCCACCCCGTCCACACCTCCTTGAACGGGGACGGCACCTTCTCCGTCTACTATTTCGACCGCCTGATAGGATACCTCGCCAAGGGCTCCATGAGGGCCAAGGGCAGGCCCATCTGGCGGGCGCTATCCATCCACGGGGACTTGCGCCACGCCCACTCACAGGCCTCCGCACGGGCCGCGCTGCTGGAGATGAGTCATTGACCCCCGCCGCCTTCAGGGAACTCACCAAGGACCTAGGCTTCACCACCGGCGACGTGGCCGTCCTGATGGGCGTCACGCGCCGGACCCCCCAGCTCTGGCTCACTGGCCACAGCCCCATCCCCCAGTCCGTCGCCATCTTGCTGCGGGCCATCAAGGACGGGTTGATCCCGCTGGAGTGGGTTGAGGACCGTATACTTGAGACAATCAAGCTTTCCTAACGCCCGAGGGGGTGCGTTAGGTTGAGGGGGCCGGGGAGCAGGTACTGCGTTTCCCCGGCCCTTTAAACTTTCCTGTTAGGGTTTGCGTAGAAGAAATCGTTCTCCGGCGGCACAGCCATGTAGACGATCTCATCGGGGCCGTAGAGGCGGTCTGTCGTCTGAATGGCGAAGGGGGCGCTCTCATGGTGCAGGCGGAAGGCCTGCGGCTCAGGGTGCTGGAAGAACCGCATGGTTTTTTCATCCGCCCGGCTCTCAATGGCCGCCGTCTGGAGGCCTTCCATGAACATAAGGTTCGTGGCGTGGCCAAGGCGCCGGTAGAAGCTTTCACTCAGGAAGGCGGTAGGGTCTCCAGCCGCCTCCATGATCTTGGTCTCGACCCACTCACCATTGACCACCGAGATGCCCCTGACAAGCATGTAGGGGTCGAACGGGATGACCTTGATGGGCATCAGATTCTGGGCGCTGACGATTGCGGGCGCCGCGAACAGGGACGCCACGCCGGTGAGAAAGCCACGGCGGGTTGAGGGCTGGATGATCATTTTTCTTTCTCCAATGCTTTGCGCCCGTCTACGTATTTTACGTAGTTTGAGTAGTTGCCCTTCACGCCCAAGTGCTTCAACTGAGACTTAGCAATTTCAAGGCAACGGAAGTACCGATCCTTGTAGGCGCCACTTCGTGGCCCCCAAGCAAACGTGACCATAATATCAAGGAAAGCAATTTCCATCTCCTCAATACGGTCGGCTGCCTCTTCCACGTCCTTGGGGCTGCAATATCCAATATCCCGCAACCTGCTCACAAGATGTTCAGACATCAGACTTCCTCCGGCCCCTCGGGCAGCGGCATCCAGTGCGTCGGCTCCGGCGAGAACATGTCTTCGCCGTCGTGGCTTGAACTCCACCGCTCAACGAAGATGCACCAATCCACGATCATGCACTCCCCCGCCCACCAGCCGAGGATGGGTGTGCCGTCCTTGGGGGCGGTGGCGATTGGCCGCCACTGGCTCCCGGCGTGGCGCCGCTCGTCCGCCACCATCTGGGTAAGGGCGGCGGAAACCTCGGCCTCCACCTCCTCGCTGACCATATTACCTGAACCACTCATGCTTATTCCCCTCTTTTGTTAAGTTTAAGTACTAGGCCCCATTTACCCGGCCCGAACTATCGCCGCACCGGACGGACCGCCGGACCCCTCCCTAGGAGGGGTGGTCCGGTCCGGTCCGTTTTCCGCTGTTTTGCCCCCAAACGGACTGTCCGTCAAAAGTCCGGTCCGGTCCGTCAGTCCGTTCGGACCCAAACGGACTAAGTCCGCAAAAGTCCTTTACGGTCCGGTTAAGCGTGGCAATAGAAATCATGATTTTGCCCTCTCGCCATTTTTCCTGACGAGCAACACTGACGCATATACCCCGTCACTGACCACCCACCCATTTTCAAATGGGCTGATGACCTCAGCGGCCAAGAGGGCGCCCACGGGCTGGTCAGGATACCCCGGCTTCATCTTCTTGTCGGCTGTCGCCTCGTTACAGCTTTCCATCAGCTTGGCCCTGAGCGCCGACCGCGTGACGTATGGCGAGCCATCCTTTTCCTCGGTTCCAGAGGCCCACCAAGCGTCCGCAAATATTTTGAAGAACACGGACTCCTTACTTTCCTTCTTGGCCACCACAGGGGCCTCCGTGAGGCTCACGACCGCGCTTGTGACGGGCTGCCCGTCCTCGTCCACCCAGCCGGGGATCGTGACCGAGGTCAGCTCCGCCCAGACCGGCTCGGCCAGCTCCGCGTCCTTGGACTTGCGCTGGACGATCTGGATCGGCCCCCCGTCCTTGCCGGGCACGATGCTGATCTCGATGTCGAGGGCCCCGCGCCATGCCGAGGATCCGCGCGCCCGGTGCTGGGCCTCGTCGCTGACGCCGGTATGATGGACCAGCAGGACCGAGCAGTTGAACTCCGCCATGAGGGCGCCGCAGGCGTCGAGCATGGTCTTCGCGTCTTGGGCGGAATTTTCGTCCCCCAAAAGAAATCTGTGGAGAGTATCGACGACGACGAGGCTGGGCCGCTTGGGCAGGGCCCGGACGTTGTCCACCACCCGCATGTAGCCTGTGGGGGTGTTGAGGTCGCAGCCGTCGCGGGAGAGCCACATGGACAGGGGCCCGGCGCTGTTGTGGACCTTCCAAGCCGCCACGCGGCCCCGGAGGCCGTGATGGCCCTCGCCCGCCAGATAGACAACCGTGCCGGGGCGGACCTTGAGGCTGGCCCATTCGGGGACGGCCCCGGCCATGCGCAGACACCAATCCAGCACGACGAAGGTCTTGCCGCCCCCGGAGGGCCCGTGGACCATGACGAGGGCCTTGTCCTGCACCCAACGCTTAACGAGCCACGAGATGGGCGAGGGCTGGGAACAGAAGTCGTCGGCGGGGACGAGCCAGTCATCCTTGGGCGGGGATAGGAGGGCGGCAAGGTCGTGCCCGGCCTGCTTGTAGTCATTGGCATCGCCCGGCTCGGGGGGCATGACCATGCGGGCGCCGTGCTTGGCCGAGGCCTGCTCGGCGTAACGCTGGCCGACGCCCGAGGCGTCATGGTCGGCGACAATCACGATGTCTTGGGCCAGCCCGTGGGTCTCGCGCAACAAGCCGACGACTGGGACAAGGTTGGAGGCTGAGTAGGCGACGACGCAAGGGCGCCCGGTTTCTTCGTGGATGGTCGCGGCGGTGGCGAAGCCCTCGGCGACGTAGAGGGTGCCGGGCTCGTCCATTGTCCCAACTTGCCAGAACCGGCTGCCGGTCTGGGCGCCGGAGTGGTAAAGCTTGCTCCCGTCCGCCGCGATATATTGGAGGCTGGAAAGATTGCCCTCAATGTCAAAGAGCGGCACCACAAGCCTGCCGTCGCCGGTTACGCGGGCGCCGTGGGTTTTGATGCCCTTGCGTGTGAGGTAGGGGTGGTCGGGGCTCGCCCGTCCGCATTCCACCCAGATGGTTTCAACGGTATTGGCGGCTATTTCTTGTTTCTTGGCCGTCTCGGCATCGCGAAGAGCCTTCGCCTCAGACAGCCGCCTGACGTGGGCCATTTCCTCGGTGTGTGTCAGCTTGCGGCCAACGTCGGCCCGCCACGTTGATTCGACGCCCGAGCGCCAGCAGCCGAAGCGCCCGGCGGGGATGCCGTCCCCAAATGCGATGTACCAGCCGGGCTTGTCGTGGCCGCCGGAGCCCTTGGCGCCAGAAAAAAATCTGTGGACTTTGCCGTCCAGCAGAATCTCTTTTGGCGGGGTGAGGCCGGATCCCATGATTGCATCGCGGAGCTGGTCTTCGGGGGGCAGCGTGTTCTCGGCAGGGGGCGTCCACGGGCCGCCCAAAATTCCGGTGAGGTCAACCATTGGTGGCACCTTCCAAATAGTCGCTCAAAGCCTTGAGGACTTTATAGCTGGGGTTGGCGTCTTCATTGTCCCGAACGCCACGGATTGTATTGTAATGAAGGCCGGTGGCATTGGAGACCATGCTAATCCGCCGGTCGCGCAAGGCAAGCCTGATCGCCTCTATTGTCATCATTTTTGAACCTCATGTGGATTTTTGCTATTTCGTTGTTGCAAAATGGCAGAGCCACGACTAGATTGCAAGTGTTGATCGAACGGATGGTCCGACCGATCAAGACCAAGGAGGCCGCATTGGCCATATCTGTTAAGACGACCGGCAGTCTATCTGCCAACGGCGTGAAGATGCTTGTCTACGGGCAGGCGGGCGCCGGAAAGACCAGCCTGATCCGCACACTGCCCGACCCCATCGTGTTGTCGGCGGAGGGCGGCCTGCTTTCCATTCAGGACGCAGACCTGCCCTATATTGAAATCGCGAGCATGGACGACCTGAAGGAGGCATTCGAATGGATGTCCACCCCCGAGGGCATGAACTTCAAGAGCGTGGCGCTCGACAGCATCAGCGAGATCGCTGAAGTCGTCCTGAACCATGAGAAGAAGATCGCGAAGGACCCCCGGCAGGCATATGGCGCCATGCAGGAGCAGATGGCGGACATCATCCGCGCCTTCCGCGACCTGCCCGGACGCCACGTCTACATGAGCGCCAAGCTGGAAAAGTCCACAGACGAGATGGGGCGAATCCTTTACGCGCCGTCCATGCCCGGCAACAAGACCGGCCAGAGCCTGCCCTACTTCTTCGATGAGGTGCTGGCGCTGCGGGTCGAGAAGGACG